GATTGATTTCAAGCAGGCCTTGCTCTGCTACATGGATCTGGCCCACTACGATCGCAACGACATCAGCGCCATCGGACGTGCGGCGTACATGCTGCACATGGCCCCGCCGCCCCCAGTTGTGGTCGTGCCAATCAAACGCAAAACCAAAACAGCCGGGAGGACCAGTTGATCACAGCGACATTTGCTACTCAGCCAAACGACCTGTGCGGCAGCAGCGCTGCTTGCCTACGGTCAGATATCGTGCGGGCTCTCATGACGCCTCAAGAGGCGATCGTGGAATTCGCCGGTCGCACATGCTACCGTAGTGTCGACAAGATGGGGCATGCACCAAAGTTCCTGCACGCCCGAATGGCCGAAGGGCACCAGGATATTTTTGAGCACGTCTGGATTACAGCCGTGTTGATTGACGACGACGATTCGGTCAACCTGATCGAATCGCACCGATATGCTTGGGTCACTCGCACCGAGAATGGGCAGTGGTGCTACGTTTCGGCCAACATGCGTGTGTGGCTGGAGCTGGCCCGGACAATTCTGGTCGCCCGCAGTGTGGTGGCTAGGTATCTGCCGGGCATGTTCGTGGGGCACCAATCCGAACTCCCTGCGCCCTCTGCACGGGTGGAGATGCCAGAGCGCATCGTGTCTGGCAGGGCGACGGTCAATCTGATCGGCATTCACCACCCCCAGATTCAGGTCGGGGCGGATGTGGAGCTGCACTGGGCGGCGACGTTTCTGCTGGACGGGGTCAGCCGGGCACTGACCCACCAGCTGGTACGGCACAGGCTGTTGTCATTCAGCCAAGAATCTCAGCGATACGTGTCGCTGGACAAGGGCGGCTGGTACCCGATCGTGCCATCGGCCATTGCCAGCAAAACGCAAGCCCGGCAAATCGTCGACGAGACATGGCGGGCAATCGAGCGAGGGTACGAGCAGCTGCGTGAGCTCGGCATACGCAAGGAGGACGCCCGTTATCTGCTGCCGAACGCAACCAGCACCACCATCATGGTCAGCGGCTCGATTGCCGCATGGCGAGATGTGTTCGGGCAGCGCTGCGCCCCGGATGCGCAGTGGGAGATTCGGGACGTGGCAAACGCGATGAAGAGCATGCTGATTGACTTGGGGGTGTACAATGACTAACCAGACTCTAAAATCGACAATTGATATGCTGGCATCTATCTATGGCGGCTCTCAGATCAAAAGCAGCCGGTCAAAGCTTGACCTGTTTGCTGACAGGATTCAGCAGGCAGGAACCGAGCCGACACTTCTGGGGTTTGCGGAAAAATTGCAGGGGCTGATGGACACGTCGCCATCGTACATTTATGCTGCAACCATTGCAGCGTACATCAAGGCTTGTGGCGAGCCAGATGCACCGAGCGTGTACGCTTGGATCCGTAAGTATTCAAAAGTTGCGGCCATGATTGCAAACATTCGGGCCGTAGAGAATCGCGACGAGATTGTTTCCGGGATTGAAATTGACACTGTTTCTACTAATTCTGGAACGGCTCAACCGCGACGGCCGTTTGAAATCGGCATGAACGTCCAGTGTTTGACTCCACTGGCGCACGGAAGCGACATGAAAGCTGGCAACGCAACGTTGTTCCGCCGAATGAATGTGCTCAGCACGACTGGTGTTGTGTTGTCCCTGCCGTTTTACGCTGGCAACGCCATCCGTGGAATCCTGAGGGATACGCTGGCAGACCATCTGCTTCACTCGCTTGGACTGACTCCTAGCCGTAGTGCTCCACCAGTCAGCCAGTGGTTTTTCCATGTCCTATATGCCGGGGGAGCGCTGGCTGAAAATGCAGAATCGACCAAGGCCTTAGCTGCCAGGTTTGGCAAGGCGGCTGGAGCCATCCGCACGGACGGACTGCGTGAGTTTCGCAATTTGCTTCCATCCGTTTCGCTGTTGGGGACGGCTCTTGGCAATCGAGTTATCGGCGGTAGGATCCAGTTGGGCGATTTGCGTCCCCGCTGTAAGGAGTGGGGCAATGGTACGGTGGACGCCGCCAGTCTGTTTGAGTGGACTTATTTGACCCGCCGGGAAGACCTCGAATCGTACGACGAGCATAGCGGCATGATTGCCACCACAGAAACGCTGCGGGCAGGAACGTTGCTCGAAGGCGGCATCGATGTGGACAGTCATTGCCAACCACTGGAGCTGTCTGCTCTGGCCAGAGGATTATTGCTGATTCAGCAGAGGGGGCGGCTGGGTGCTGAGAACCGACGTGACATGGGTGGCGTCCAGATTGATTACGAGAGATTGCCATCCCCCGACATGTACGATGATTTTGTGGCATCCAAGCAGGGCGATATTGTCCAGTACCTGACAGACATAGGAGCGATCAATGCATCCGGCAAATCTGATAGCGTCGGCGCTGAGGAAGACTGAATCATGGTCCCCACCGGTCGAGCCGTCGACGAATGTTTGTTGCTTGACTGGTGTCGAGACGGATTGCATCCCACGCAAACTTATTCTGGGCTCGTCCTTTACGACGCAAACCGTTTTGGCTGCCCCGCTGTCTGACTATATCGGCGTTGATGCAGCCATTGCACTTGGCCACAAGTGGGAGCGCATGGCATGTTGGTGGACAGATGGTCAAGAGTTCCGCGTAATCAAGCGCAAGGAAGTTCGTGATTTGGTCCTTCACGGATCGCCATCGACACCGTGGTCTGGATGGATAACAACCAGCTACAAAAAGCATGGCTGTCTGTTGGCAGTTGTCAATAACGGCAAGCACGGACAGTGGGCATTTGATGAGTATCGTGTTGACTGTACAGACAACAGTATCGTGCAGGACTGGTGGCAAGTCATGACCAAAGCGCAGCTGGATGGAGTTTGGCGGACGATACAGGAGACGCTTGATTGCCCACCCAATGTCATCGACAAAATAGGCGCTTCCACGTGGATGCAGTTTTTGGACTGGGCAATGCCAAAGCAACAATCGTCATTGTACCGATTATTGTGCTATTTGCTGCCGAGCCAAGAGGAGCTCAAAAATGCAACCGCGACAACCTGATGTTCTGCGTTGGAAACTTCGTGCCAGATTGCCAGAATACAAGCGGCATCTCGATGCATCAATCCAGACAATTCATCGGGCGCAACAGGTTGCCGAATTTGTGTTGTCATGGAGTGCAGGAAAAGATTCAACTGTCATGGTTCATTTGGTGCGCAGCCTGTATCCTGACGTGCCGATCATGATCCAGTTTGACGATTGTGATTGGCCAGAGACCAGGCCGTATTCAGTGCGGGTAGCCTCGGCGCAAGGTTGGGACCACCATGTTGTCGAGCCCGATTTTAGTGTTTGGGAGAGGATGGCGGCGGGCAGAATCGGCGAAGAGGCATTTTGTTCGCAAGCGCACAGTCTCACACAAGATAGCTTTCTGAAGCCGCTGGCCAAAAAACAGGCAGAGCTGGGGTGCAACGGCGTTTACATGGGGCTCAGGGCCAATGAATCCAAAGCGAGAAATCTTCATTTGATGAGGAGGGGAGAGCTCTATCAGATCGAAGATGGAGAGTGGCGCTGCTGTCCGTTGGCAAAATGGACTTCTGAAGACGTGTTCGCTTATATGATTCAGCACGATATCGAGATCAACCCATGTTACCTTCACAACAAATTCTTGCCGCCAGACGACATTAGATTATCATGGGCCGTACCTACCCCAACAAGCATGTCTCATGGAGACCTGGAGCATTATCGCCATTACTATCCTGCTCAATTTCAAAAATTGAGAGACTTAGGAGTGAGATAATGTTGCGTCCACTAAAAATCACGTTTGACCTGGACGGCTCTGGAATCTACTACGATCCCAACGAGCCCATCATGATTGACGGATTGCTTCAGTACGCCCTTGCTCCGTATCACACTACCGGCGATCCACCGACTCGGGATGAGGAGCCGGATGAAATTCCATTACCATTGGGGCGATGGCAAATTGATGGAGTTTGGGGCTGGCATGCCAGCGCCTTATTCCCCCAGGAAAAACAGTTCGAAGGTATGCAGTTCTGGCGGAAAAAGTTTCGGCAGAACCGGGCAGAGCTGATACCCGGAACGGTCAACATACAGAGCGGGATCTATAGGGATTACAACATGCCCTTACCGTTACTGTTGACAAGTCAAATGACGGGCTGGGCACTGGGAGATAGGAAGCGTGTTCACCAGGCTCTGCGCCGACACGTCAAATATCTCGGCAAGAAAAGAGCGTACGGGAAGGGAGTAGTGCAAAACATTACGGTTGAATGGTGCGATGAAGATTACAGCCTGACCAAGGATGGTATAGCCACCAGATTTTTGCCGCAATTGAACTCAACCAGAATTTTTCGGCCACGACCGCCATATTGGAATCGATGGGGTGCTATTGCATGTTGCGAAATAGGAGAAATGTATGACCAGCATGGATGATGTGTTCGCCGCAATCCGGGAAGAGCGCCTGTATCAGGACCGCAAGTACGGGCCACCAGAAAAGCGGGGCCTTGGCCTTGGCGATTACGTGATTATCGCCGAGGCTGAGTTGGCTGAGGTGCGCTGGGACATCGCCCACAACGACCCCGAACACGCACGCATAGAGATTTCTCAGGTTGTCGCTGTGCTTGTCGCTGCGCTTCAACTTCATGGGGTCCAGCGCCGACGATGACATCCCAAAACCGCCGCATTATCAAATGCACGGTTTGCCAGCAGGACCGGCCGATCTCCTGCAAAGGCATGTGCGTCCGATGCTACAACCAGTATGCTCGTCAAAGACGGGGAGCTTGCTCGGATTGTGGTGCCACACGGACATTGGACGATAATGGACGTTGTCGACCGTGCCAGCTGAAGAGCAACCAGAGATCGTGTGAGGCCTGCGGGCGGGTGGGCGTCAAAATGCATACTCAGCGGCGGTGTGAGATGTGCTACAACCGAGACTGGCGAAATCGTCGGGAGCCCACTCCGTGTGGCAATTGTGGAGAGTTGACCCACAATGGGAGCAGGTGCTCTCGCTGTCGAATGTATCTCAGGGACAACGGGCACGAACGCCCTGTTGACCCTGAGATACGCAAGGAACTCAGGAGAATCCGTAGCAGCATCTCACGTAAAAAAGTTGTGGCGGCCAGGGGGTTTGTGTCGTGTCGCCACTGCAGGGAGAATCGAGCTGTTGCCAACGGATTGTGCAACACGTGCTACAACTACAAGTTCAGGACTGGCAAAGCCAGGCCCAAACACCTGATCTACCAGAGGTGCAATAACTGCGAATGTCCTATCGGATCGTCCAGCCGGAGCGGTTTATGCCGACGATGCTATTTGTACAATAACGTTTTCAACAAGCCCAGGCCGGAGCGTGTCTGGAAAACTGTCAACCCGTGGCTCGGCTGGTGCGAGTGCAGTACACGGACCAATCCGGTTCCAGCCACCCACACGATCAAATTCGAGGTCGGCTCTTCCGGGTCGCAAAACCGGCGCTACGAATCGCTGCACCTGTGCGAGCGGTGCCATGTCGAATATGTGCGAATTGAAAAGCAAGGCATTCATTTCGAAATGGCCCCAACATCCTCGATACGGAGAGCAAAATGAAAACACGATCTACCAAACGGCACGGTATCAGACCAGAGATGGCGTGTCTGCCCTGCCCTACTGTGCTGTCCGGCAAACAACGCATCTGTGTTGCGCCGGGTGAGATGACTTGTCGGGTCTGCGGGTCGACGTTTTGGGAAAACGAGCGCTGTCCCCGTTGCATCCACACGCAGACCGATGCGGTGCCGACCACCAGCTACCTACGGCCAAACGATATAATGCCAGCCTCGTTGTGCTGGTAGGCGATGCCAAAAAAGCGCATCCGCCATCACCGGGACACCATCACGACCGAGCGCGTGGCGATTGTCGTGATGGCACTGGTACGGCATCCGGGCCGGGTCTACACGACCGCTGAGATTGCCGAGCTGGCACAGATGACGCATGGTGGTGCATGGATGATGATGACCAAGGTCAGCAGAGTTGTGCCCATCGGGCAGACGGCAACAGGATGGGTGCTGATTGACTGAGACAATCGACAGACTGTTGATGGCAATGCACTACAATTGCTGTAGTGCATTTTCTTTTGCCTGTACCTAGGAGGGTTCTGTGCTCGAATCGTTTGCCCCGGTTGATGCGTTAGTTGTCGGTACAATCCTGCTGGCTTTGGCTCTGGCTACGTGGAAGTTTTGGCTGGACCGCCCCAAGAATATCCAAGATGTGGCCGCGACCATTATCGATGCTGCCGAGATGGCCGATGTGCTGGTCAGTGCTGCGGAACAGTTGTGGATGTCTGGCCGGCTGCCCAAAACCGAGCGGTTCAACTACGTAATGGAACAGTTGCGCCATCAGTTCCCGACGGTCGACATCGACCAGCTGGAAGCGACTGTTGAATCTGCTGTATACTGGCTCAAGCTGGCTGGACGGCGATAGTCGTCATGGCAGATTTGATTTATGTCGCTCAGTTCCAGCACGGTAAGTACGGCGTCGTGGGTGTAACGGCCACAGTCAACGTCGACCGTATCACTCTGGCTACAGGGAGCCGGACGGCGCTGGTGACAGGAGCTGCCGCAACAGAGGCCCGCAACGGGGTGTACTACTACCGGCTGGCCGGCGCCGACCCCATCCTGTACGATTACATCGTCATATTTTTGGGCACCGGAGTCAACGTCGACCAGCACGAGATTGTGGGTACGCTCCAGCCTGACCCTGCGGCGAGGATCACCAACAATTTGCTGACGGCTGCGGTCCCGGCTGCGTACACGTCCGGCTCGGTGGGCGTTGCGCTTGGACGCATCGGCACAGCCCAAGTTACGGTGACATCCCCGGTCACGGAAGATGGCGAGATCGTGCTCATCTACGGGGACGATTATCGCACTGTCGACGGGCGAGCGCTGACATTTGTCGGCACCAACTGGCCGACGTTGACGGGTGGGAGCGTGTCGTTGCGTATGCAGGCGGAGAGCGTGGTTACGATTTCCGGCACGGTCACGGCCGCTGCATCGTGTCGGGTGGAAGTGACATCGGCGCAAACAATCTCTATCGGGCTCGGGGTCTGGTCGTATGACCTGGAAGCGACGCTGACCTCCGGCTACACGGCCACATTACAGCAGGGCACAATCACGGTCAGGAGGGATGTCAGGTGACCCGGGACGAGATGCTGGTAGAGACAATCGAACGGCTCGATGCTGCCGTCAGAAAGTTGGAGACAATCATCGGTGGCGATCCAGACCTTGGGTATCGAGGGCTCAGCCAGCGTGTCGAACGGATAGAGGGCGAGATGAAACGGCTCAACAGCCAGCGCTCGTCTATTGTCCAGTGGACAATCGGCTATACCATGCTCGGCATGTTTGTTGCCGTACTGGCAACGGGCGACCTGGCCGAAATGATGATTGCCGGGACGGCCATCGGTTTGTTCGTCGGCGCTGGAATTTTTCTGGCGTCGGGTCTGGGGCTGCTCAAATGGCCATGACCTGGTCGCTCAACAAACTGGTCCAGCTCTACCGACGGATTGATGTGGCTGTCGAAGAGTACGAGGCTCATTGCCATCTCGCTGCGTCTGTGGTTGCGCCGAGGGATACCCTGTGGCAAGCCGAAGCAGCTTGGGCAGCAGAGGCTCGTCTGCGGATGAGAGCCCGGGCAACTGACTGGATCGAATATGCCACCAACAGAGATGTCGAATCGCTCAGGGGCCATATCGAAACGGACAATGCATGAAATCCCAGACGCAACGTGTCAAAGCACACGACCGCAAGCTGAAAGCTCTGGAGCTCAGGAAGAATCGGGCGTCTTATCGTGAGATCGGCCAAGCGCTGGGCGTCAGCAGTCAGGCCGCGTGGAAGTTGGTAAGCCAGGCGCTGGTCGAAACAATTCAGGATCCGGCGGACGCTGTCCGAAAAATCGAACTCGAATCTCTGGACAAACTTGAGAGCAGGCTCTGGCCGAACGCCACCGATCCGGCAATAGTCGACCGCATCTTGAAAATCAAAGAGACACGTGCCCGTTATCTGGGGCTCTATGCCCCGACACGCACCGAACAGAGCGGGCCAAATGGCCAGCCAATACGAATCGAACGGATATTTGACCATGAGAGCGTCATTGCCTCCATTGCGCCACGATCAGCACCAGATCTTGAGGAGCCAGGCGACGACTAAAGTTGTCTGCGCTGGCCGTCGGTTTGGTAAAACTTATATGGCTGGCATCTACTCGCTGGCCTGTGCCGACAATGGAGCGGCTGTGGCATGGGTGGTGCCGACGTACAAAAATTCCCGAGCTCCTTGGCGGTTTGCCGAATCGATGGTGGGTCCAGCCGGCAAGAGCGTTCGGATTTATCGGTCAGAGCGCGTGATCGAATTCCCGAGCCGGGGGCGGTTGTCTGTGTACAGTGCAGACAACGACGTTGCGTTGCGCGGCGAAGCGTTTGACGTTGTCATCGTGGACGAGGCGGCGCAAGTGCGAGAGGAAACCTACACGGACGTTCTGCTGCCGACAGTGGCCGATCGGGATGGGCGCATCCTGCTGATCAGCACCCCTCGGGGACGCAACTGGTTTTGGCGCGAGTACCAGCGTGGCGTGGCCGGCCAGCGCAACATCGCATCGTGGACCGCACCGTCGTCTGCCAACCCCATGCCCAGCATCCGCCGGGCAGCGGAGGCGGCTCGGGAGCGAGTATCGGAACGCACGTACAGGCAAGAATGGCTTGCCGAATTTGTCGAGGATGGCGGCGGTGTATTCAGCAACGTACGTGCTTGTGCTACGGCTCGTCCACAGGCGAATGCGCAGGCTGGCCGTCAGTACGTGTTCGGGGTCGACTGGGGCAAGTCGCATGACTTTACGGTCATCTGCGTGATGGATGTGACGGATGGCGCGCTGGTGCACATGGAACGGTTCAATCAGATCGATTACCAGGTTCAGCTCGGGCGGCTGACCGGGCTGTTCGAGAGGTTCGAGCCATTTTCGATCGTGGCAGAATCCAACAGCATCGGGGAGCCGCTCATCGAGCAGATGCAACGCCAGGGGCTGCCGGTCGTGCCATTCCAAACGCGCAACGCGAGCAAGACGCTTGTCATCGACGACTTGGCGCTGGCATTTGCTCGGCAATCCATCAGCATCATTGCAGACGATGTGCTGATCAACGAGCTGCAATCATACGAAATGGAGCGTCTGCCCTCTGGGCTGATGTCGTATGGCGCACCTGACGGATTGCACGACGATTGCGTAATGTCTCTGGCTTTGGCATGGCATGGGGTCAATCACGGCAGCAAATCGCTGCTCTTGTTTGGTGGGAGGTAAGATGGCTAGGCAGCGGCACATGATGGTGGATGGCAAATCCACATTTTTCCTGGACCAATATCCAGAACAGGCGTGGACGCAGCTGGCCCCCAGCTCAGCTCAGCTGGCCGATAGTCGTCAGGCGACAATGGCGGCTGGCAATTACTACCAAGCTGTCGCCTATCTGTACCGGTGCGTCAACATCCGAGCGACGGCCGCTACCCGTGTGCCCTGGGCGATCATGCAGGGAGACAACGAGGTCTGGCTGTCGACGGTACCATCTCCCCCTCCCGCATTGAGTTACCTGCAAAATTTCAAGCGGCTGGTCAGCCTGACCGAAGCGGCTTTGTGCTTGGCACCAGAGGCATTTTGGTTCATCGAGCGCAACCGGGCCAAGATCATCGCCCTGCGCTGGCATGCCCCCAACAGCGTTGTCCCCCAATTCAGCGAGCAGTCAGGATTGACAGGATTCAAGCGGATTCTGGACCGGGGCCGATCACAGACGTTCGAGCCGACCGATTACGTTTATTTTCCGCTCCCGAATCCGCTGCACGAGACCATCCCTGGGCGTCCACCTGCTCAGGCAGCGTTGTCGTCGGCTGGTGTGCTGTACAACATCGACCAGTTTGCCAGCAACTTTTTCGAGAGGGGCGGCATCAAGGCGACGCTTCTGACTGTCGATGGCAATCCTCTCCCCGCAGAAATGGAACGGTTGGAGAGCTGGTGGAAACGATTCTTTTCCGGCTCCAAATCCGCTTGGGAGACGGCGGCTGTCCGGGCCGGTGTCACCCCAGTTGTTGTCGGCGAGGGGATGGAAAATTTAGCCACGGCTGAATTATCCGAAGAGCGACGGCAAGATATCGCTACTGCGCTCGGTGTCCCCCACTCGATCGTGATGTCGAATGCCGCCAACTATGCTACGGCTCAGCAGGACGCACTGTCATTTTACGACAGGACGATCATCCCGTCGCTGACCTATCTAGCGGAAATCGTCAACGAATCTCTGCTGGCTCCAAGCGGATATCGGCTCGAACTGAGACCAGAAGAGATGTCGATTTATCAGGCGGACGAGGAGCGTCGCTCCAACAGCATGCTGAATTATGTGCAGGCCGGTATCAAGCCATCGATCGCTGCGGAAATTCTGGGCGTGTCGCTGCCGTACGGTATTGAGTACAAGGATCTGGACCCAACACCTGTTGCCCCAGCACCTGTCGCCCCGGCGCCGGCGCCCGAACAGGCTCCTGCTATCGACACGGCCAAATCCGCAGAGATTGCACGTTTTCGGCGCTGGGCGAAAAAGCGTCACAATCCAGACCCTGCACTATTTGCCAGCGATATCCTGACCCCGGTCGACAAGGCATCTCTTTTGGAGGCTGTCGATGGCACCGGTTTTTTTACTCGGGCCAACACTGGGCAGACATCGCGGAACAGTATCCGTGACAAAGCTCTCGTTCTGCAGGGTGATCCGGGCGAGCCGGAAGAGCCGGTGTTCCGGCCGATCGAAATAGCAGAGCCCCGCAAGCGCGACCGATTGGAGCGGGAGGTGACCAGTGACATTCAAGCGGCGCTGACCAAGCAGCAGCGTGCCATCTACGAGGCGGCTCGCAAGATGTCGGCGGAGGAATTTATCGGTGACGTGGACGCCGAGCTGGAAGCCGCAGTCAAAGAAATTCAAAAGGAGCAGGCGCTCTACGACCGATTGCGCCGAGCGCTGCTGGAGAGCGTCGACTTGGGTGTGTTCGTGGCGGTCGAACAGCTGGAATCAATCGGGCTGGGAATGGACTGGACGCTGGTCAACGAGGACGCTCGGGCGTGGGCGCAAAACCATATCGGGACATTGATCGGAGGCATTGATGAGACAACGTTGGCTCGAACTCGCACGGCGGTTGCGGCATGGGTACAGAATGGTGAACCACTCTATATGCTCATCGAAGATCTGGAGCCGGTTTTTGGTTCACAGCGCGCTCAACTGATTGCCTCTACAGAGGTCACGCGTGCCTATGCGGAGGCCAACCAGCGCGTCTACAAAGAGGCTGGCATCCGGTACATGGAATGGCGGGCCGCAGCGGATGAGCTGATGTGTCCGATATGTGGCGCTCTGAACGGTCAGATCGTTGGCATTGACGACAAATTCGACCAGGCACTTGACGAACAAATCCGCACACAATTTCGAAGCAACTTTCAACTGCCACCTGCACATCCCCGGTGTCGCTGCTGGATCGTGCCGGTCGTAGTGGATACGGAGGTTTAACATGGCGTCGATACGGATCGAGGGTGTGGACAAGCTCATGCGCAAATTCAACTCGCTCCAGCAAATTCATGACATCCTGCGGCCACCCATGCAGCGGAGCGTGATGATATTGCAGGCGGATCTGGCCAAGTATCCGGCACCAAGACCCAGCTCGCCTTATGTTAGGACTGGCACGCTCGGCAGGTCATGGACAACCAGAGTGCGCACGGAGAGCGACCGTCTCGTGGGCAGGGTCGGCACAAAAGTCATTTATGCGCCATTCGTGCAGTCTCGGGAATTCCAAGCGGACATCCACCGCGATCGTTGGCAGACGGATGTCCAAGTTTTGGAGCGCAACGCGACCCGAATCATAAGACAATTCGAATCGGCCATTGAACAAGCACTGGAGGCATAAATGCCTTGGCACATTGAATCCGACACAACAGATTGCGGCGGCTACGCTGTCATCAAAACAGATGATGGCTCGCTGGCCGGCTGCCATGACACCAGAACGGATGCGGAGGCGCAGGTCGCTGCACTGTATGCCAGCGAGGCGGACAAGGCAGACACGCCGCCGGATGTCAAGTATCCAAAACTTTGGATCCGGGCCAGGGAAGAGGCTCGAAGAAAATATCGCGTCTATCCGTCTGCCTATGCCAACGGCTGGCTGGTGCAGCGCTACGGGCAGCTGGTCCGGGAGCGGCATGGAGACGATGAGAGCGGATACACCAGCGGCAAATCGGTAGATGTTGAAACGCTCATCGAGCATATCGACGGCGATGCAGATGCAGAGGCCAGCTATAAAAATCTCACGGAATGGTTTGCCGAGCAGTGGGTCGACATCAGCCGCCCCAAAGAGGGTGGTGGCTACGAGCCGTGTGGCCGCCCGACCGACGGCATGTCCGAAGACGATTATCTGGAGGCGTACCCAAAATGCCTGCCCCAAAGCCGGGCAGAAAACCTGTCAGAAGCAGAGCGCCAGCGTCTCATCCGGCGCAAGCGACGCGCAGGATTACCAGAGGATGGCAAGCCGGTCATGACCAGCAGCGAGACAAAAGCGACGCGGCGCTACACGTACAATGGCGTGACAGTCCAGGCGTCGCCTAGGCGGCCATCGAGCCGAGACGACAAAAAGTACATGCGCACAGTGCTGCGCAACGGACGGGAGTATCTGGTCCACTACGGGGATCCAGAGCTGCCCATGCAGCGAGACATCCCCGAGCGCAGAGAAA